TGTACAAGCCACTACTTAAAAAAGAGTGCGGCGTTGAGGTCGTATCGATCACCGAGGAAACCGGAGATGGTATGTTCGGCGGTCTGATTGAGCGCATTATTGAGTGGATGGACGAATTCTATTCCGTGAGGCTGTCCGAAGAGGTCAGAACAAAGATGACATTTGTCGCCGAGACAGGCAAGGTACAGACCGTCGCTTGCTACGGTTATTCAAAGAAGCCCGGAGAAGAGCCTAAAATCGTTTCTGACGAGGCCGAATGGGTTCGCTTTATATTTTCCCAAATCAGGGCGGGAAAATCGTTTCTGTGGATTGCCAGACAGCTTAACGACGCAGGACAGCGCACGCATAGAGGCGGCCTGTTTGAAAATCGCACGATAGAATATATCGCGCGCAATCCAATCTATAAAGGATATGTTCGCTGGACGCCGACCGGGAAAACTCTTAGCAGGCGGATTTATAACTCTCCGGACACTTTAATTGTGAAAGGCAATTTTGAACCGATTATATCCGAAGAAGAGTTTAATGCCGTGCAGGTGATTCTTGAACAGCGCAAGCGCAGTCGTAAGAAGAATGACCAGCCGATGACGGTTAAGAAGCATTGGCTGTCCGGTATGCTAAAGTGCAGCAGCTGCGGGGCAACGCTCACCTATTCCCCTAAGCATGATGGATTTCAGTGTTATAAATACGCTAAAGGGATTTGTAAAACTTCGCACTTCGTTAAGGCTGACAAAATAGAATATGCGGTTATTGAAGCGATTAGCCGCGTGACTGTCACCGGGGATTTTATCAAGGAAAGTACGAGAGTCCCGGAGGATGAATTGATTGACTATCAATCTGACATCAAGAAGCTTCGCCGCGTGCTCGACCGAGCAAAGGCGGCATACATCGCCGGCATCGATACCCTCGAAGAATACGGCGGCCATAAGAAAAAAATCGAAACCGAGATTGCCGCGCTCGAAGCGAAGGACAAAGCACAAAGAGAGGCTGTTAAACTACCGACAATAGAAGAGGTTGAAAAGCGGTTTTCGAGCGTCATCGAAGTGCTCAAGGGCGACTTTGACAACGAAACAAAGCAAAATGCCCTCAAATCCATCGTTGACCGCATCGTCTACAACCGAGCAATTGCAACGGTTTCCGTCTTTTTTTACCTCTGATTATACGCGTTTGAGGTATGGTGGTGCATACTCCAAACGCAGATAATGCAAAAACCCCTATTTTTCAAGGGGTTTCGGCTTTTTGTTATTATTTTACTTTTTCCATTTTCTCCCTTATTTTTGCCGCTTTTTTTTGCAAGAATTCGTCCGATTTTTGCCGTGCAAGCTCATCGATTTCGTCAATGATTTTTAGGATTTCGGTCAGGTTTTCTTTTCGCTCCAATTCTCTTAAAATCATTTTTTCGACATATGGCGGCGGCGTGCGCTCTTCCGATTCCCAGTTCTGTAATGAGCGGTACGGCACGCCCGTCTCTTCCGCCAGTTCTTTCATCGTCAGCCCGGACTTTAAGCGGGCTTCTCTTATTTTGCTCATCGCTTACCTCCTTTCTGATTATATTATACACTCGTTGGGTGCTTTTGTCAATGGCTTTTTATAAAAAGTGTTGAAATTTCAATGTTTTTTGCAATAAAAAACCGGGCAGAAATGCCCGGTTTTCGTCTGTTTTTTATAATGTTACATGAAGCTTTTCCGCCAGAGCTTCCCGGAGCACCTGCGACACATTAAAGCCCGCTTCTGCCGCAGCGCGATCAAGCCAGTTTGGAAGCGTTACATTTCTTCTCACTGCCTTATTGTCGTTCTTTCTCCGATATTCGTCAAAGTCAACATCGACTAATGTCACAATCCCCTTCCCGATATCTGCAAACATTCCGTCTTCAATTTTGATATCCTCAAGCTTTGATGGCTTCGTAATTTCTTCTTTATTGTCTTCTGCGACAATCCCCGCCAGCCCGATGGCATCCCTTGCCATAAATATCGCATCACTAAGATCTTTTCCCTCCGTCAGGATATCCATATCCGGAACCTCCACGAGATATTCACCGTTTTTGTCTTTTGTGAAAATAACCGGGTATACTGCTTTCATTTTCCTCTCCTCTCTATTTTGAAGACAGGGCTCTATTTGTAGCCCCGCCGCTTAAGTATTGCCTTTGCAAGCCGCTCATTGATTTCGGAGTGTCTCGGTATCATTTCCTCTTCGTCTCCTCTGCGGTAAACATCGTGGTTGGCACCGTTCCTCTCAAACATAAACCCTATGCTTTCAAGTTTTTTGATCAGGTCTCTTCGTTTCATCTCGTTCTCCTTACATCATTTATTATACACATTTTATACTCACTTGTCAATCATTCTATACATATTTTTTGTGTATTTTATTTTGCCCGATTGGAGTACAAAAAAATAAAAAACCGGGCATTTCTGCCCGGCGTGCTTAATGGTTCGTATGTTCCAGATCGTCGATTCTGTGGTTTGCAACCTTGATTTTTTCGGTTTGCAGTCCGCAAAGTTCTTCGACCTTATACATGCGCTCAACGAGGTTGTTATGCGCAGATACTTTTTCCTCCAGCTGTTTGAGCCGATACTCCACGAGGGCGACGGTTTTGCGGTTCGCGAAGAACGAACCCGCGCCGGTTCCCAGTAGGGAAAGTAAGGCTACTATGATGGCTTCGCTCATTTCGTTTCCCCTTCCTGCTGATCCGGTGCGTCTGCCTGTTTCTGTGCCTGTGTTCCGAAATAGAATGCGATAATGACGGAATAAACGACCATGAAATCCTGGCTGATCTGACCGGTGACCGCCAGATAAACGAAAGTCAAGGTTGTTAAAACCGTTACGATGGATTTTACCTTTAACAGGTTGATGGCTGCTTCTCTAATTGTCTTGATTGTTTTCATTGTTTTCTTCCTTTCCCCGGATTTTAATACCGGCTAAGAGCGCAAGCTCGACCGTCCATGCGCTGAACCATGCGACGGTCAGTGTGTCCGGTATGGTTCTGCCCTTAGCGAGCAAGAACAGTGCTGCGATGGTGTACCAAATGATGTTGATCATTGCGACGATTACAAACTTTGTTCTTTTTTTCATTACCTCAACTCCTTAAACGGCATATTGACCTGTGTCCCGCTTCGGCTGTCCCAGTGGTAAAATCTTTTTGAATAGGTGATGCTTGAGCCGAAATGCACGCCCCAGGTGTATAATCCCGCTTCACCGACTACGCCATGCGCCGCGCAGATTTCCTTCCATTTGGCCGCATATTTGATAAATTTTTCCTTGCTGATTTCGATGTTCGTACTCCAGTCGGTAGCCGTGCCCTTGAGGTGGGATGATGTCGACACGCCGCCGACTTTTTTGTTGTAAGCGGCGGTTCGATACCACGCGTGCACGTTCATCGGTCTGCCTAGCCACTGCCGGAACTCCTCCAGCAGCTGCGCGTGTAATAGCGCCGCTGCGTCGATGGGAATTGTCCCGGTTTGATTTTTGCCGTAGTCTTTAAATGTAAAATGCTCGGTTAGGTTTTCGCCTGATAATTTAATTTTTGTCATGTGCTCACCTTCCTATTTTGCCACCTCAAAATACTGTCCCACAAGCTGCGACGGCAGATATTGCAACGCAATAGATTCCCCGTCCTGCATTCCCTCGCGGTTCATTAAGTAGATTGTGCCGTTTTCGATGTAGTATTTACCCTTGACATACTCCATGCCCGCAGCTGCCGGAATCGGGTCTTCCAAGGTGCCAGCGTGCTCAATGTCGATAGCTGTCCAGATTGCTTGCGCGTCCTTCGGATTCCAATCTGCCAAAATCTGCGTACCTTCCGCAGTCTGGTCATCACATGATAGTTTGTACAAATTCATTTGTCCGTTCACTTCATAGCGGCAACGGAAGCCTTTTTTCTGGACTGTGCCGACGATGTCCGCGAAGAGCGGATATAAATCTTTGCCCACAAGTGCGGTCTGATCGTCGGCGGTCAGTCTTGCGGATTTAATAAATGTTTTTAATTCTTCCCACTTCATTATGCGTTCACCTCCTGCACTAACAGCTCCGCCGCTTCGTCGAGTGTGTAATATTTTTCAGGCTCTACCCAGTCTGGATTTGGGTAGAATCCTTTTTCTGCTGTGTAGCAATACTTTTCTTTCTCAACTTCATCTGGAACAGTTTCAATTTCGCTGATATTAACTTGTTCTGTTACAAATGCTGTATTTTCCGCAATTAGTCTTGGATAGCCATTTGACAGATAATCCATTTCCTGACCTATTCCAATAATGGTGTTCTTCTTTTTATCGGTAATAATATACATATTTTTAACCCTCTCCGTTTTATTCTAAAGTCCATACTTTGCCTTTTTGAGTTGTCGACAACTGATTTTTTGTTAACCCATCAATTCTCGATGTGGCTGGTACTGCTGTTTTCTTGAAGCGAACAACTTTAAATGCTTCGTCATAATCAGAATCGCTGTTGTTGGTTCTAGCAATAATCATAAATAGCGAGTTCCAAGTGAACGGCAGTACAAGGTAAGGACCGCCTATTATTGGTACGCTAGCGCCTGGGTTTATCGTTCCATCTGTAGCAGAATCAAAAAGATCGGTATTCGATTCTAATGTTAAGGCGTTAGCTTCTTCGTTCACTTCAAAAATTATTTTTTTACAACCTCCAAGATTTATATAAAATGTTATTTTTCCCTTTTCATAATAAATCAATGAAAACAAAGGGCTATAGTTAAAACTGGAACTAAAAGAAACAATTTCGCTTATCGTCTTATCAACATTGGCCACACCGTTATTGATTGTTATGAAGCTTGCCCCCAAGGACTTGTCCGACGATTGACCGAAGAAAACGATAGCCTTATTAGTTGAAATTTTGCATATATCATACAATTTTAATTTTACTGTGGACGAAAGTATTACAACTTGTGTTTCCAAATAATTTGATACTGTTGAATAGGTACTGTCCAAATTAAAAGTATGAACTTTGCCATAACTTGTAAAAAAGCAATATTGTTCTTCTGACATTCTTATCAGTCGTGGGGCTGAGTCATAATCTTTACATGTCGTTGACAATATCAATTTATTTACAGTCACCGTTTTCATGGTTGTGTTTGTCTGTAAGGCATATGCATTTAATGAATAATTCGACGACACTTTTCTATTCGCTACAATTAAAAACTTATTTGATTCAAGTTTGATAGCATTTGTTATCAGCTCAAGATAGGCATTAGACGAATCTATTTCATAAGGATTCGCTTGTACAGTTACCTCATTCGTTTCAGTGTCTGCAGATACCCATAAGCCAACAAGCTTACCATCATAGGCACTAGTATTGAAAAAAAGAACTGCATCCGTATCCGATGGCTTGATGTAGGCAATATCGACCATTCTTTTAGCAGTGTACCTACTACCTGCATTAAATATGGTTTTAGTACCTATTACGGGACCATTAAGACCTAATTCTATTACAGTGCATCCTATTTTCTGAGAATAGGTAGATGATAGAATCGTCATTACTTTTGTATCGTTCATCTTTATTGCCTGGATTGAAACTGGATAGAGGCTTTCTGAGTTTTCGCCATCGAGATATGTAGTCGGTATGTTTTCCAAAAAGGATATAAAAGTATCTGCACTAACAACATCGCTTTCCGCATAATATTCTTGTAAAATGCCGTTGATAATTTTAGAACCGCCACCGCCGCCTCTTCTTACCAGTAAAGCTTCGCCCATTTATCTCACCACCTTTAACTTACAACTAATTGAAATAGTTGTTTTTTCTGTTGCATAAACCGTAATTTTATTTGCCGCTGTTGTAATTTTGAATATTTTCCCATATTCTTCAATTTCCTTTGCATAATTATTTATAGTCGTTATCAGGTCGACAATCGGATCATCAGTAGACAGGATGCCGCTGACTGTGATTGTTTGCGTGTACGGTGCGGCGCTTCCTGACCACGCTGTGCCAATTCTAACCGTGTAGGATTTTTGCGTTGCCGCGCCTATATCACTTGCGTTAAGTGTGATATCGGCTGAAAGTGCTTTGTTATTGACCCTTCTTGTCGTCTGAACAAAATTAGCTAGAATTTTCTTACTGTCTACAAGCTGGCCTTTCGAATTGAATACAGGTATATGGTCTGATGCCGCATCAGGGACGGTTGCTATAAAAATGTCCTTCATTTTTTCCAAAAACCTTGATAACTTTGCTGTACTGACAAAATTCATGGTGACACCCCCTTTATGCAAAGAGGGCATCAATCTCATCATTCGTGCATTCTGTCAATTCTGTTTTTTTCCAATAGCCCGACAGGTCAACATCGGTGTCGCCGGTCTTTTCGAATGCTCCGTTGATGAGCATATATTCGATATACTTATTATCGGAGCTTGCTTCATTCGCAAGAATCATGTAGATCGTGTTCGCATTGGCTGTCGCTGCCGCCGGAAGTGTTTCCACGATTTCCCTTTTCAAATGTCCGGAATTTGCGACCGCAGAAGCTATTTTCGTATCGGTCTCATCTTTGGTGTACGCGTTGGCAATGCCATACCCTGCTAAAGTGGTTGCTTTATCAGCTTTATCGGCAATGTCCGCAGCGACAAGAAACTTGCTATCGTTCTCTAAAACGGAAACCTTAGTAGGAATATCCGCCGCCTTTGCGAAATATGATGCTTCGTGTCCGCCGAGCTTCTGCGAATCGTCAACTACCCCGTCGCCATCGGTGTCATAGGTAGCCTTCATCATATCGCCGCCGCCCAGTTCTCCCATGCTTGTATTGATGGCGTCAATCTTTTTCTTCAGTTCATTACCTTGTTTGGCAGATAAGGCTTCGGCTGCGGATGTACCGGTTAAGGTATCGTTGATAACAGTCTTATTTGCTCCTGTTGCGATACCTTCCAGCTTCTCTTTTTCCGCCGCCGTAAAGTTCGCGTCCGTGTGAACATACTTCGCATCAGAAACATAATTGCTGTCATTGGTCAGCTCCGATGTTTTGGTCGGGATAATTTCTTTCAATTTCAATAAGAAATGTGAAAGCTTGTCGAGTGATACATACTTGTTTGTTGCCATAGTGTTTTACCTTCTTTCTTTTAGAAAATTGCTTTAAACAGATTATCAATTTCTATGTTCGTCGCTTCGGTCATTCCAAGTTCTTCAAATGACTTGTTGCCGGTGAGTTTAACATCGTTTATTTGCGGAAGATTTTTCAACTTTTCATAATCCCCGCTCTTTGCGTTTGGAAGCGACAGCTGACCGCCAACGGCCGAACTGCCACTCAAAGCTCCCGACAGACCGCCGTTTCTGCTCAATTTATCGTGCAGCATTAGAATGTCACCTCACTTAATATCTCAAAAGTTGACGGCGGGATGATGGTGTCGACCGTGCCATCGGCAAATGTAACTTGTACATCGTAAACATACTTTTGATAGGAAAGCGACGCTGTATCCCCGGGCTTTATCTGAACTTGCGTTCCTGTCTTTTGTATCAATGCGGTTTTCGCATAGACATTTTCTTTTACTGTAAATTCGACCTTGTCGCCTTCTTGCAGTTCGTAAATATTGCCGTCCGCATCGTACACAGTAATGTCAAATTCGGCAGAATCGCCCCGCGTGATTTTGATACTCGTGTCTTCAATTAAGAACATATCAGTACCTCCTAACGCACAACTTTTAGTTGTAAGTTAATCTTTGTTTTCGTCGCTTCCGAAGCATAGAGCGTGATTGCGTTCGCCGCTGTTGTGACCTTGAAGACTTTGCCCCATGCTTCCTGCTGTGCTTCAAAATCCGCTGTGGTTGCCACAAGGTCAATAATCGGGTTGTCTGTCGCTAAAATACCTTTCACTGTAATCGTCTGCTGTACATAGCCGGTTTTAGCTGTCCATGATGTGCCAACCGTAGCACTGTATGTTGCCGTTTTGGCGAATCCATCCGCTTCCAGTTCTTCAATCACCTGCTCGATAGCTGCCTTTTGCTGATTGAGCCACACATTGAAATCTGCTTCATAGCCTTCAAAATTCGCTCTTAGCGTTGCGAACGCGTTTTCCCAGTCCAGTTCGGCTGCATCCACAACAAAGCTTGAGATTCCGCTTCCCGACCACTGGAAATGGCACAACGGGTATTGGTAAACGGTGCCGCCGGCATCAAGATCCTGCTGTGTCAGCGTCGCTGTGTGTAGCACTTTGATTGCGCCCTGATTGAATTCCGTGATTGTATTGGTCTTTGTTAAATCAATTTCATATACAATTCTGTTGTAGCCTGTTTCGAATCCGTGTTCCGAACCGATGACATCCGCTGCTTCCACATTCATCAGCCTGCCATGCACAATAAAATACCCTTTTCCGATGGTCACATTTGTACTTGTATTTGTGATAGAACATCCTTTTGTAATGCCGCTTTGTCCGTTCAGCCAAAAATGCTGAAAATGTGCAAAGTCGGCAGAATAAAACATTTGTTCCGAAAATGTAATTCCTCTAATCATTTTCCCGTTTCAACTCCCTTCAACTTTTCAATCAGCGTAATTTTCAGCTGTCCCAATGTCACACTGATGATGTTGCTGTTATTTGTTCTGGTAATGCCTGTAATCATGCTGTTTTTAATACCGTTTTTCGTCTTTGCTCTGCACTTATGACCAATATACAATTGATTTTCGGGAATCAGTTTTGATGTCTTAAGAACATTGAATTCAACCCTATGTTGGTATGAATTGCTTGTAAACTGATTCTTCGCTTCCTGAATCATCGCATCTTCGGTTTCGGCTGCTGTATAGATTGCACTGCTACTTCCTTTCGCCCTGTCAGGATCATCAACATCTTCCGTGATTGTCCTGTCTGTTTTCAAGAAAAACCGCCGTGTGGTATTGGTTGTGCCATTATCCCACAGCACCGTCAGCGTTGTTAATGCTGAAATGCTGTAAACCTCATTCGCAACCGTAACATCAGTCACATTTACAGTGTCAATATCAAGTTTCTCCTGCGCTTTCTTTTCCAGCAAAATATTGATGCCTGTCTTTGTGAATTCAAAATCAATGAAAATGCCGTATGTTGTCAAGGCGTTGCCTATGTAGGTACATAAGTTATAAATGCCGTTTTCATTTTCAGGCTTTGCCGCGACGGGTGTATGGCTCTTTGCTGTCACAGTCAGGTATGCGATATTCAGCAGCTCATCATCGGAGGAAATGAAGTTGTCTGCAATCTGATTCGCAATGAAATCTTCAATTCCTGTTTCCAGCAATTCCGTATTTGTCAATATGATTTTCCGGTCAAACAGTCTTGCCATCTCAATGGCAGTGATTGTATATGATTCAGAGCCGTATTCATTTTCAATCGTGCCGATGATACCGCAAAAAACAATCCCATTGTCACGAAAAATAATGAAGTCGTCTTCATCGGCAATCGGTTTTTTTACTACAACGAAAGTGCTTTTACCGTCGTAATCGCTATTGAGATTTAATTCATAACCCGACACTTGAACAACATCCAAAAGCGTGAATGCGTTGCGCGAAATTATGTTCATAATCAAGCCGCATCACACTCCCTTATAATACTTTTCCAAATTCAGCAAGACATTGTTCATGATACCCGCTTCACACGAAAAATAGATCTCACTGTCGCCCGTCGGAAGTTTGAAGAAGTTTTCTTGTGTGAAGTCCAAGCAGCTTTTTGCGTCCGATCCGTTCTTCCGGATGTATAGGTCACCATCAAATGTACTGATTTCCAGTCGTTCATTCGCTTGAAGTTCCACGCTGTAAATAGATTTATAAAGTTCTTTGCCTGCCTGAACCACCGTAATCGCGGGATTCAAACAATATCCTGTGAACGATAAAACAAACGGTGATTCAACATGACCGTTATTGTGAAACGCAAAGAAAACTGAATTTTGGTCATTGAATTTTGTCTCCCAGCGGAAATCCCAGCGGATTTCTTTATCCGACCGTTCCACATGATATTCAAACTTTTCGGATGTATAAAACAGCGATTTACAGATAAACTGCACGGGCACTTCAAACTTGCTGCAATTGTAGCCGCCTTTCTTGATACTCACGATATCGATGTCTGCAAAGTATTCCTTATCGATTCCCGACGGTTGATAAATCAAAACCAGCCCGGTTGCTGCATTTATGAAATTTATAAAATCATTAAAGGTTTGATAAGGCTTCACCGGGAAAACAATTTTTCCTGATGGTGTCGGCTGTTCTAAAATTCGACTTTCCGCAGTCCAAATATTTCCAACCGAAAGATAATTCGATGTGTAGGCAATCCCAAAGCCATCCGGTGATGTAAAAACCCCCTTTTCAGGGCTGTTTAAATCGTATCTGACGGCTTTTTCATTCATAATGTAGAATTTACTTGCCATGTTAGAAAATCACCCCCAAATCGCGATTTACAGCCTTGCTGATTTCTTTGCTGTTAAGATATACTGACACATCTTTGCCCAGCAGTGCTTCCAGCAGTTCCACCATTCTTGCAAGTAAGCTGTTCTGCTCCGCCGTTTCTTCGGAAACCGCCGCCTTGACATATTGCTGTAATGTGTCAATCGGTGCGATAGCTTCCTTGCCGGCTTCACCGCCAAGCTGCCATTGTCCTGTTGACGGTGTGAAACCGAAAATCGTCGGTTTCGTTAAAATACCGCCAACCGCGTTTTTTCTTACCGTGGTTTTATGCGTTGCCGTTGTAGTGTATCCGCCTGCGGATGAAGACGCAAGCAGCGCATTCATTTCCGCAACCGCAGAACGAACCGACGCGACGGCATCCGCCATGTTGGATGCAATTGTGCTTGCGATGCTGCTGAACTTCGACTTTACTGTCGATACCATATCGGCAGAGTATTTTGTTACTGTTGTCAGCATTGACTTCATCGAATTTTTAACATTGCTGTTTGTTTCCTTCGTCTTATCCTTCGTCGTGGTCACAACCGTACCCAGTGCCGCCGTTGCCTTCTCACATGCCATTTTGTACTTCTGATCATACAAATCAACATACTGCTGAAGCTGTTCGGCGGTCATGTTGTTAATTGCTTGAAGTTCTGACAGATTATCAACTCCAAGCGTTGACAAGTAAGACATCAGCTGTGTACCGCCGATCTTGCTGTTCAGACTTTCCATCGCAGCATAATAGCTTTCCATGCCGCTAATCTGACCTTGTAAATTACTGATCAGCGTGCCGCCGTCAACCGAATCCCCTTGAACAAATTCCGCAAACAACTGCATTTGCCCCATGATATTGTTCACATAAGATTCATACTGCTGTTGATAGGATTCAAGTGCTGAATAATATTTTTCTTCTGCCTGAATTCGGGCGTCGGAGCCTTGCGCTGTCTGCGCTACGATTGAAGCCCAGTAGGATGCTTCTTCCGCTGCCGAAACATCCCTGATACGCTTTTCATTCGCTAGATTATTTTCGGCATCCGTGATGATCTGATTTTCAAGATTCTTCTTTGCTTCGAAGTATTTCTGATCTGCATCGATTCTATCTTGCGTCCCCTTTTTAAACAGCTTTCGCGCATTGTCCCAGTAATCCGCCTCCTGCTGCAAGCTCATGTCATTGTACACCTTGTAATTTGACAGCCGCTTTTCCAATGTGCTAAGTAATTCTTCGCCGAATTTTTTAACTATATTCTTTGCATATTTTGAATTCTTGGTGATACCGTTACCGATACCAAGCACAAGGTTTTTGCCGTCTTCTTCGGTCGCTTTTGACGGTGAATGAATTTGAAATATGCTTTTTAATCCGTTCAGTATGTCAGAACCGAACCCCTTAACTTTGTTTACAATCCAGTCTTTGGCATTGCCGATACCCTGCCACAAACCTTTCACGATGTTCACGCCGACATTTGCTATTGCGCCTATGCTTGAGAGCAAGCCTTTTACAATTGATGCAATGATTGTCGGTACTTTCGCTACCAAACTAGGCAATGCTGATATGATTCCTTTTGCCAGCGATGCAATGATTTTTCCCGCTGCCTTGATAATTTTCGGCAGATTGTTTGAAATGCCCTTGACAACACTTGCAATTATTTCTGCCGCTTCTTCAATGAGTTTCGGCAAATTGGTCTCGATTCCTGTCAACAGTTTTTGCAGCATATCAGAACCGCTTTTTTGAATGGTCGACCAATATGATTGAATCGTTGAAATCAGCGATGTAACAATGCTTTTTGCCAGTGACGGCAGCTGCTGAATCAATGAAGCTACGATGTTCACAGCCCCGGTAATCAGCGACGGCAACACCGTTTCCATGATTGATGGAAGCTGTGCCGAAAGACTGCTTGCCAGCTGTGATATGCCCGTCACGATTCGCGGAAGCAGTGTCTGAATTCGAGTAATCAGATTGTCACCGACTACCACAACCGAATCGACGAACTGCTGAAACAGCAAATCCAAGTTTTGATTCTCGTCCGCCATACCTGTAAGCAGATTCTGCCATGCGCCTTTCATGCTGGAGACGGAGCCCTGAATTGTGGTTGCTGCTTCTTGTGCCGTCGTTCCTGTAATACCCATTTCAGTCTGCACAACATGGATCGCCTGCACCACATCATCGAACGATGACATGTCGTATTTAACTCCTGACAGCTTGCTTGCATCTGACAAAAGTCTTTCCAGTTCTTCCTTGGTGCCGCCATAACCCAGCTTTAAGTTGTCCAACATCGTATAGTTTTGCTTCGCGAAACCCTGATAAGCGTTTTGGATGAGTTCCATAGATGTACCCATCTTATTTGCATTATCGGACATATCTGTAATTGCCAAATTTGCGCTTTCGGCAGCCTTTGCCGTGTCACCGTCTAAGGACTGAAGCAAGCTTGCTGAAAAGCTTGTGACGGTTTCCATATATGTATTCGCGGATAACCCCGCCGTTTTGTAGGCATTTTGTGCGTACTCCTGAACCTTACCGGCTGAATCTTTGAACAGCGTTTCTACACCGCCTACAAGCTGCTCATAGTCCGCATAGGAAGCAACCGCATCTTTGCCTATCTTAACGATTGCCGCACTAGCAGCAACCATACCGGCGGCAACAGCCTTGCTACAGACAGAGGCTGCGCTTCCTATTTTTGAGAAAGCACCGGACAATTTGCTCTGCGCCTTCTCCCCTTTGTCTGTTGTTTCATCAATCCCTTGATTCGCTTTCGCGTTATCAAGTGCGATTGTTCCAAACAAACGGAATAATTCCATAGAATGAAATCACCCCTTTCCGTATCTTACTTTCGCAAAGTCAAGCTTTGCAAAATATCCTCTGAACTATTTATAATCGTTTCAATCTTGTTCGGGTCAGCTGTTTCAGGTTCTTGGCTCTGTGCTTCGCACATCTTGACAAATTCGTTGAATTCAATGTTATGTACCCTATGCAGCCAGAATTCCCAGCGCTGCTTATCAGCCTTTTCCTGCCAAACAATCTGCCCTAATTCGTCAATGAATCGGCTAAGCTCGCCAATTTGAAACATCTGTTGCAACAGCTGCATGGGATTGCCGTATCGTTGATACAGCAAATCCCAAAATTTGCTGCTGCCTATTTGAACAATTTTGAAACAACCTTGAAAAAATCCTTGAATTCCTCTTTCTTGATAACATCAATGACCATGTCCATGAATACATCAATTGAAAGCGATTCAATCTGCTTGACATTTACATCCGCTAGGCTTGCAAGCAATTTAAAGATGTCGCTTTGACATTTTTCGTAGTTGGTCAGAATAACGCCCGCGATATCCGTGACAACGCTTAATCCCACAGCGGATGCGGCCTCATCCGCATTCTTTCCGCTTATCAGCTCCTGAATGTCAGCGGGATTAAAGCAGCCTTTGATTTCCTTAATGCCTATCTTGGCAATAATGGAAGTCATTGGCGCAATGTCCTTAGCTTCCAGCTTTCTAAGCTCGTATTTTTTCGGCTCTGCCGCCATATTGTCTGTTGTTTCTTTCATTGTTCAAAGTCCTTTCTTCTTTCTTATACAGTAGAATCCTTTGCTACATAAATGTGATACGGCAGTGTGTCCGTATTGCCCTCGGACAAGTCCGCATAACATTCAAATGTAGCAGGAAATACCGCCGCCTCTTTGTTTTTGCCTTCGGTACTGAATCCGGAACTGCAAAGCGCATTGTCGAAAATAATAATAATCGGCGTTCCGTCCGTCATAAAACCGACATAGCCAAAATTGGCGATGTAGTCTCCCGCCTCAATATGCGGCTTAGATTCAATCACATCAAATCTTTCATCAACAGAAGTCCCGTCTTTTCCGATAACGGTTGATTTTACATAATCTTTTGTAACCTCTACCATGTTGGTTTCAATGCTTGCAGTCTCTCCGACTTTCTGCGTTGCGCCTTTCGCTTTGACTAACACCCCATCAATAGGGATGTCGTACATTTCCGGTACAATCGACAGCTTGCTTCCGCCTGATGTTGCGCCGATAATCGTGCCCGTCCATTTTGTGTCTTTGAATGTCAAGCCCTTATACAATGTGCCTGCACCCAGCATGATGTTTTTCGGTGTGTTTTCTGTTACGCCCGATACTTTAAATTCGCTCCAATCTCCCATTATGTCACCTTCCATTCCTTCACATCTAAGTGAATTTCAATTCGTTTCAGTTCTGCGTCACCTGTCGGAATTACAGAACCGCTTGCATAAAAAACAGCCACTGCGCTTTTATTATCTGCAATGACCGTTTTCCCACTTATCTTATTAAAATAGCTTTCAATTTTTCCCTTCGCCGCTTCCAGTTCAGCCCAGCTACCCCGCGTGAAGCCCGTCAGAATAAAATCGGCTTCCTGTAGCCCATCCTCTGTGCTTGAGGGGCTTTCCTGATATTCGCCTACAAAGTATGGATACACGATCTTACCTTTCCATTCCATGAACGCGTAATTCAGTCCGATAGATTTCATGCCTTCTGAAATCAGCTTTAATACCGCTGTTGTCATTTTAGATTTCCTTTCACCACTTCTTCCGCTCTCTTAATCAGTTTCGGCTTCAGCGATTTAAAGGCTTTGTAGAATGTCCTTAGCGGCTTTTTGCCCATAGTGAAGTGCCAATCGCCGTGCTCATCCTTATATGACCAGCCGCCTTTTCTGCCGTTGCCTTCAAGAGCATATTCACCGGTTCCGTACTCAGTCCAGATTGCATTCTCAAGTGGGCTGCCAATCGTCGCTTCCTGTTTGCTCTCATCAACTTTGTAATTCCATGAATTCTTTAGCTGACCGGTATCCACGGGGCTGTTTCTCGCTATTTGACTTACCAGCTCCCCGGCTCCTTCGTGCAGAAACTGGATGGCGGCGTCTCCAAGCGCGGCTTTGACTTGTATTGAAAAGTTCTCAAATTTTACATTGGGCATGTTACTGTCCTCCCGTATATTTCAGATAGATTTCCAATTGTAAACCCATCTCCATTGGATTATCAATCAGCATGATGTCGTACCGTTTGCCGTCAATAACAGCTCTTGCGGTTTCTGCTGTGATGCCATCCGCAAGCCGCACATAGTCAGCCACAAATACATGCGTGCTTTCCTGTATCTTGGCATTGTATGTGGTGTATTTACCATCCCCGCTCTGAAAATCAAGCCAACCTGTGACCTGCTGAATGGTTTCCCATTTTTCAATCTGTTCCCCGATGTCGTTTCTCGCGATTGACTTCACCTGAAGCTGCATCTGCTTATTGCCGCCAATTCCCTTCATGTCAAAACCTCGCCTTCTTATAGCCCTTTAAGAATGCTATGTGCTTTCTCGGTACTCCGAATTCAGCTGACAAATCTGTTTCTGTTGCGTCCGTTACATAGGTTACGGAATGCCTTGAAATAGTTTCGGATGAAACAGGTGCTGCCGATGTGTCACCGTTGTTCATTGCTTGATTTCTAAGCTGCCAATCGATGATGTTGACTGCACCCAGCTTCACATCCATCGGATAAATAACTTTTGTTACCAGTACATCATTTTCATCAGCCCATTCGCCGTCTGTTGTGAAAGTCAAATCATTAACTTCGGCAACTACCGCAAGACTGCCGCCCTGTAAATCGGATTCGGAAACCATGACTGTATCACCCACATTGAAAGGAATCAGGCTTTCCGACATGAACACACCGCCTCTGATGTCAGCTTTAACCCTAGCACCTCTATTCTGAAAAGTATTGTTCGTATATCGCCTGATAGTCAGCTCCAGTGCCTGAAGCATAGCCCCAAGCACCAAATCTGACTTATCCGTTGTAAGAAAGCGTCTTAATTCTTCAACCGTCATCAACATAGGAAATCACATCCTATTTTTTGAATCTTGCAAGCACGACCTTTGCCGCATTGGTCAATGCAACACCATAGTATTTTGCCGTGGTGATGTCATGCTGCTGTTTCTTCGGAAACCATTCGTGGTCAACAGAAGTGTCTTTCTTCAAGAAAATTGTGATCGCCGGAAGTTCCGTTTCTGTATACTCGGTATCAGGAGAATCGGCCTCCATTTTGATGATAGGATTCAGGTAATACTGATTTGCTGCCGCAAGTGGCTTTACCTTATCCCCGACTTCAAGCTTAACAGACGGGTCTACCTTTGCCTGATATTCCGCAAGATTATCAGCGGCAATTGTTACAACCGTTTTATCTGTTGCAGCATTGTCCTTTTCGTAAGTTACAAGCATTACTTTCTTGGATTTTTTAATCCAGCAGCCCGCAATCTTACCGATTGCACCATTTACGGCAACGCCGCCCGTGAACTTATCGGCAGACAAGAAAGAAGTATCTTTCAAGAGTGCCGTTTCCTGTGTCGGATGGATAAACATAACCTTTTCAATGCCATCTTCTTCATCTTCAAACTTTGTTACCGCATCCACAACACCGTTGTATGCGATTGTTGCAAGGGTTTCCGGTGCAACAATCATTGTGCCTTTGTATGCTGCCGCAAGGACATCATTGTCAACCTTTCCGGCAATCGACTTTGCAAGCTGTGATTCTGCCTGTCCAACAGGGTCACCAAGGCCGGAATTGATTGCCTCCTGTGTAATGCCGACAGCTTTCATCGCCTTTTTGATTGTAAATGTCGTGCTGGTTGCTGTCATGGTAGACAGGCCGACCTCTTCGCCTTCCGCAATGTCTTCCGCATCGCCGATGTAATTCCAAGATGGGACGGTCTTTGTATCGCCTGCTACACCTTGAAGCGTTGTGTCAACCTTCGCATATGGTGTGATTTTCAGCTGTGCTTCGATTTTCGCGTTGATCATATCTCCCATTACTTCGGGATTGATCATATTTGCCATTTTTGTTACTGCCATAATTTTTCACCTTTACCTTTCGTTTTTTAGGATTCCATAGCCGCATGATAAGCTTCCGGATTTTCTTCAAACAATTCTTGCCTTTCCTTGTATGATTTTTTCAGAAGTTCGGATCTTGTTATCCCTTTGCTAGAATCGCCGTCAGGAAGCTTGTTTGGTTCGATCTTCTTTGTGCCCGATTCAAACATTGTCGGAAACTGTGTTTTCAGCCCGGCAAGCTGTGAATCCCATCCTTTGATATTGTCGTTTTCGTCAAGCTCTAAGGTTTCGCCCTTTTCTTTCAGTTTCTCTTCCAGCTTGAATGTTAAATAGTCGATGTCAACCGCCTTTTCGGACAGCAGTGCCACTTTGATTGCTGATTTAAGCTTTGTTTCCGCCAGCTGCTGCTGGAGCTGCTGAACTTGTGCTTCATAGTCTGTGATTTTGCCCTGAAGCTCATCATTGCCTTTTGTGCCCTTCTTCAGCTGTGCAATCAAGTTGTTTGCCTGTTCAAGTTCCGCTGTCTGCCCGTCATATTTCGTCTGTAAAGCTTCGTGTTTACCTCTGCCGACATATTCACCTTCTGACAAATCAGCATACCTGATATGCTTAAGCTTGTCCGGTTCCTTCGCGTTGGCTTCATCGATTTTCGCCTGTACCTGTGCGTATAATTCACTTCCAAGCAATTCCTCTAGTTTCATTGAATTTCCTTTCCGAACACTGTCTATGCGTGTTCTTCTGATAGTTTTTAAGACATAACCGGTCTAATTTGCGGATAGTTTAAGCCATAACGCATTTTGGGCAATAAAAAAGCATATTGCCAAGGTTAGCAAAATGCTTGTAAACAGTGTTTAATTGTGCCGTCTTACATAAACGGCGTAATCTCTTTTATCTCTTTTAGAAATTGCTTTGCCTTCTCCATAAAGGAGTTATCACATAAATAGTCAATTCCCGCCGGTGTGATTCTTGTATTCTCCAGCATCGTGGCATAAGGCGTTTCATGTCCGGCTATATCGACAAAAACGATTCCTTCAATCAGCCCCATACGGTGCATATTGTATATGACATATGCCCAATAGGATTTATTGATTCTAAGCAATTCGCTTCCGTAGTTCAGCTTATCGCCGTCTATCGGTTCGCCTTTCTTTAGGCACTGATACAGGTACGCCAAGACCTGATACACTATCACATGGTAATCATCTTTTGCCATTTCTTCATTCACTCCTTAAAAAAGCACCCTGCATTCGCTGCAAAGTGCTTGTTTATACTCTATCGCTGAAAAACTCTTTCCAATATGGGTTTTCCTTGTCAAAGATTTCTTTCTGCTCTGCTGTCAGTTTGTACGGATAATCTTCAAACATATTAAAGAAAACCTTCTTGTCAAAAGTGAATATCCATTCTCCTTTGACTTCTTCGCCATTATCAACCCACCAAATAACATCGGCTGGGTCATTTTTGAAATATTTATTTAATTGTTCCATTTGTACCCTTCCTTTGCTCATTTTCTGCTGTGTTGATATAGCCAAGCAATGACTTGAATTCCTCTGTATTGAAGTTGCTTTCGCTTAGGTCAATCATAAAATCATAATCTGCTGCAAAACTCGATGATGTGTTGGTGCAGCCAAACCTTGTATTTAATGTATATCCTACATTTCCGTCAAAATCAGTCCAACCGCTTCTATTAGCAGACTGCAACTCTAAATATTGCAGTACACCGTCAGCTTTTTTCCTTACAATAGATGCATGTCTACCGACACATAAATAGTATTCCTTTCCTTCTTCACATTGCTTCAACAATCTTTTTCCAACCGTCATTGTAGAAGCACCTTTAGCCTTTAATGTTTTAACTCCGTCAGCTATGGAAAGTGTATGAAGATTGAAGATTGTCGCAAAGAATCCCCTACTTTGTCCATCTCTGAAATCAAGAACTTTCCAGCCCTGCTTCTGCCCAATGTATGCAAGCCCAAGAGATGCACAAGAACCTTTTGTTCTGTCACCGCCTGCTAAAGCCTTGATGATTTCTATTTCGGAAACAGCTTTTGTGTGGTTTTCGACTGGGTTATACGCACCGCCGTTTTGTGCATCTAACAATTCCAAACCATCTAGCAAATATTTGTAGTGTTCTTCACTTGTTTTTATCGGCTTCGTAAGCACATTTGTTGGTGATATTATACCACCATTTTCAGAATTTTCAACCGCCTTCAAGTATTTCTTCTTGAAATCCTCAAAGTTTTCTGTTTTGTCCAGCCCAAAATAGGCCGCCCTGTCCTTCAGTGTCTGAAGCTCATCCTCATCCAATGCCCACTTTGCCCTTTGAAGCAACGCACAGCGGCAATTGATGACTTCGGCTGCACTGCCTGCCGGGTCGCATGGAAACTTTAGCCCATTTGAAAACTCTTCTCCGAGCTCTCTTATTTCACCATCAACAATCCTGTGTGATGTTCTCGTTCTGCCATCCAGCGCAGCATCCCATTGACCAACTACATCAGCCCCTTTTCCTTTTGCCACATTGGAAGCTTCAAATGCGGATTCATTGCTTATCCTTCCGCCTTCTGTCCGTGCAATCCTCATTGCTCTGTTGAATCCCACATTGGAATCAGCCGCAATGTTTCTTGCGATCACTTTGTATGCGGATGCCGTTGCAATCCCTCTGGATAGATTGTTCGCAATCCTCTTTTTTAGAAGGCTGACATCTTCGCCCAACTTTGTATATAGCTCTTCGCTGATCTTTGAATCGGTAAACATTGCCTTTACGACCTTTTGCTGGTCTATCGGCGAAATAATCGGAATGCCTTGCTGATGTATTGAATACATAGCACCCAAATAGCCGTTTGTGTAACAGCCTTTCATGTACTCTGTTATGCTTGCATATTGCTTGTCGTTCAATTCCTTCAGAAAGCCGTCAATTTGCGATTTAAGCGACTTTTGGAAGTTCCGTTGGTAAATCTGCGATTGGTATATGCTTTTTTCCTCATCGCTCAAATTATCCCAATTAGCAAGCAACACTTTGATTTTCCCGTTTGATATTTCAATCTTCTTTGAAATATCATCAGCCGCCTTGTTATATATAGCTTTTAGATGCTTCAATTCTTTCTCTTCGGCATCCAGCTTTGATTGTAATACTTCTTTATCGTATTTTTTCATTCAATCACCAAAATTTATACAATCATTCAATCGCTATGTTGCCTAATGTAGCTTTTGCACCGTCTAAATTATTCGCTTCCTCATCCGGATCGGGCAGCTTGCTTTTGATTTCTTCATAGTCAATGTCTAATTGCTCACACACAAGCTGCATCAAGGTTTCGTTGTCCAGATAGGTTGCAAGCCCCAGCAGCGTGTTTATTTCCGTCTGCCGTTTCTGCGCTTCTGTCAAGTCATTCTGTGCATTTTCGGTTTCGTTTGACATGACGTTATGCTCAAATTTATAGTAGACCTGTGACGGCTGATAGTCGGTGCCTTGCTTTCCGTTTATCTCCTTCAGAACAGCACCAACCAGCTTTGACATGAACTGCTTCAGCTTGATTTCAAACTTTGACGCTTGTAAATCAAGCAAGCTGTATGCCGCCTTGATTGCGATGTTCGTAGTTGCCGCCGTGTCCTTTAGTCCGCTGATGTTCAGACCAAAGCCAAACCTATAAATATTCTTTTCATCCAGTTCCAGCTTCACTTTTCGCGCTTCATACGGCACATCAACCGTTTTGACTTCCACACCGCCATCATCGTCAACACCAATCAATTTCTTTGTTTTTAGATTCGTTTGAAGCTCGTCCATATTGTCGCCCTGGAAGCCTTTAATTACATGAATTGGTGTATCAAAGTCCGCAAGGTTGTTTGACAGACTGCTTGCCATCAAGTCATAATCGTCAATCAAATCTTTAATCGGTGCAAGCCCGCTGACCTGCTTCTTGTTATTGTCTAGCCTAAAAAACGGAACATATCCGAACGCTTCCGCATACTTCTGTCCATCCACTGTGCTAATTGTGTGCGGCTTTGGATTCATCGGCTCGTTATCGTCAAGAATCAGCTTCCCATCGTCATACTGGATGTAGAAATAGGTTTCCTGTGCTGTCCAGTCCATAATTTTTTTGACCTTCTTCTTGTCTTTGTCAATCCTATCAACATACCAGTACAAGACATGGGCTTGCTTGTCCGATGCAAAGCGTGCTTCGACTTCAACAACTCCCAAGCTGTCGGCGTTTTGGAATGCCAGCATGTCTTTTTCGTTTTTATAGCCGTACATATAAGCAAAGCCCTTTGCTTTTGCGTCTGTCATGGTGTCCGCCAGTTCAGCATAAAATTCATCATTGAAATAGCCGTCAAGTTCGTTTTGAAGCTGCGGATCATCCGACTTCACGAAAGAACCGCCTGACAGTCCGTACTGCACAGCCTGATCGACCAGTTCGGTGAAAAACGGATGCGATATTCTGATGTTTGACCTATATTTATCCTCAACCAGAACTCCATCCGCATTGTAATAGAACAGCCTATATTTCAGGATGTCATGTTTACCCTCATAATAATCTTGTCCTTTTCTTGCAAGCTGTTTCTTTTCGCTTGATATATCTTCGGCGATTAGCTGTGTGATTTCCTCTATTGTCAGCAATCTTTTTCACCTTCTTTCTGCTTCTCACGCTCTGCGGCTCTTTGTTCCGCTTCTTCTAATGTCATAAGCCGCCGGCACTCTCTTTTCCTACATCTGTGAACCTTCATCAGTGCTTCCGTCAGCACTCCGTGATAATAGGTGCAGTACGCAGCAGGGCGCTTTGTCCAGTTCCCATCTATGCATCTATACTCCCACTGTTCCATAATTACACCAGCCATTTCTTTGCGGCAATGTGCTTTTCAAGTGCATATCGCATGGCGTCCATTAGGTGGTTGAAGTCATCAATCGGAACATTTAATTTCGCCCCGAACTTATCCTCATCCCATGTGTAGTTTGATATTTCGGTTAGGAAATTCACACACTTTGGATGAATGATAATCTCCAAGTCCTGAATCCATTGAATGCCGTTCTGTATGCTGTCCTTTCCCTTTTTCGCGGCCTGCACTCTAAGCCCCAAGCCTTTCAACTCGTCAATCGACTTAGGCTCTGCACTATCAGCCGTTATTCTCTCCTTGCGGTAGCCCATGCCTTCCACTGTGTCCGCAATTCTTTTGTTTGACATTCCCTTCTGGTACATTTCATCAAATACAAAAAGCTGCTTGTTTTTCAAGTCAAGCAGCCCACAGAATAAAGCCGATGGGTCATTCGTGTATCCAAAGTCAAGACCAAAAGCAGAAATTAAATCAGGATGCTCTTTCCTGAAACTTTCGCTTGTATGGTCAAACGCCTCTTCTCTCCAGCTCTCATAAACAAGCCCATCAATAATACCCCAGTTCCCAAGCCCCGCTACTTGGTATCGTCTCGGATTGTTCTGCTTCATCCGCTCGAACACTGCCTTGTCCGCATCGTCCAGCCATTCGTTGCACATGTAGTTCGTTGTCATGGCAAGAACATCCGTTTGTTGTGTGTCAAAAAATCGCTTTTTCAGCCATATTCGCTCATTCCACGGATTGAATGTGATTGTCCACTGTTTGAACAGTCCTTCAGGCACTTCACCACGGATTGATTCATCGAGCATGTCAAAGTCAGCTTCTTTCATAACTTCATATGCTTCCTCGAGCCATGCCCAGCACAGGCAGCCAGTATTAGCTGTAATGGATGTTACCTTTAGCGGGTCATCAAGCCCTCTGAAATATATCTTTTGTCCTGTCGGTATATATTCCGCTTCAAGCGGGCTTGTTGTGAACTTCCATAGATGCTCAACCTTCAACCTTTTAGCCGCCCATCTTAATTCAGTATAGCAACTGTCTTTCAGTGTTCGGAATGTTTTCCTTACTACCAGCAAATTGGCGGCGGGATATTTCATCAGGTTGTAAATGTACCAGAGAGCCGTTGTTTTTGATTTCTTACTGGCACGGCTGCCTTTTACCACTCTATATCTGCCCTTGAAGTTCCAAAACTCCTTATATCCTTTGCCCACTACTTCCGGAAGATATATTTTTTCATATAACTCACTCAAGCTCATCTTCCCCTTCAAACAGCACGGGCAGATTCATGTCAACATTCATCATGTTCGCGGGCTTTTGTCCTATTGTATCTCTGATATATTCGGCTGCCCTGACATCGCCTTTCGCCGCCTTGTTCAGCATGGAGAGCATGATTGCTTCCTGCATTGTAACATTCTTGCCTTTCATGCCCGCAATGCTCTTTATTTTATCAATGTCAACCAATCTTCCTTCTTTGATTGGCATTTCCAGCAAGGTTTCCAGAGTTTCTTTCAAGGCTTTTTTCTCCTTTTTAGCTTTGGCGCACGCAATACCGCCTTTTCTGCCGTTCTCGACCGCCTTCCGACCGCTAGTAAACTGTGTCGCAGGATTTCCTTTTTTTAAGTTGTCAGACATATTGCATCACCTGCCTTTCAAGTCGATTTCATTTTCACCCCACGAAAAAACCCGGACAAATCGTCCGAGTTTTCTTTTAAGAAGAATGTTAAGTTTTGCCTTTAAGAAGTTCATTTCTCACTTTACATTATAACACTATTTTTTGTCAGTGCGCATACAGTTTTGTCAGTTTTCATACAGTTTTGTCAGTTCCGCAATCGCTTCACCCTTCACCGTAGATACCCATGTCTGTGACCGCCCCATGTCCGCGGCAATCTCCTTATTCGTCATGTTAAGTACATAGCATTTCCAGAGGACATCGAACCTGTCTTTGTTCGTCAACTGCCGCATGTGATTGATTATCCGTTGGCGTTCGTCAAGCAGGGACTTTAAGTCAGATTCCATTTCAATGTCTACATACTCGGCTACACTATCGCCTACTTTGTCCGATATCCCCGAACCGAATGATGGAGGAAGCACAGTCTTTTTTACTTTCCCCGTGTTTTCGTCAAACGACACAATCGTTTTCGGCTGTGATGTGATAGCGGTCGCCCGGTCATACCATCGCTGCATATCGGCAATCGTGCCGTTAATCTGTGCGTCGATGAGTGCTATCCGCTTTAGATACTCTTTTGCGTCAATCATCCATTTTTCCTTTCCACCAACTCCATTATACAATAATTCGCCAAATCCAGCAATGTATCTTCTATCGATTCATCGTTGACATGTTGTTCTGCCCCGTTCATCAGCGTTTCTAACCTGTTCAGTTTGTCGTTTAACCGAATTAAAATCGCGTTCGGGTATTTCTCCCTAACTTGTGCAAAACTGTCTCCGTAATCGGCATTTTTAGCCTTATAGGTCTCGAACAACTCTTTGCATATTGTCCAGTGAATGCATTCCTTTGCGTCATTTTCTCTTTCTTTCTGTTCTTCTGTCATTTCCACTATTTTCGGGCTGTTTTCCTTGCACATCATTTCCCCGTTGTCTACCGCCGATACTGACGACGAAAAATAACATCTCATTCTATCCCCTCCCAGTCTATAGCTTGCCCACACTCGCAATGATGGGGCTTTCCGTCGTGATACAAAACAATTATTTCCCCACATGTAGGACACTCGAATTGCCATAGTTCTTCATTGTCTATTGGCTTCATTGGTGTTTGCTTTCGCATATCCGCCACCGCCTGCTCACACGCTTCTGTGATAGCCTGTAAGCTTGCAGTCTTAGCGTTGAATCCTGCATAATACTCAATTTCTGCGATTGCTTCCGCAGTTGTCTCCGGGTCTAACAATCTGATTGCTTCCTCTCTTGTCATTCTTCCTCACTCCAATCTATAGCCTGTCCGCAAGAAGGACAGTATTTATAAATCTGTAGAATTGCAGTTCCGCATTTGCAATTCCCGCTTTTGTACCTTGATACGCCCGAAATCGTTAGCGTGTCACTTGGTTTCTTCGGAATCTGTTTTTCTATCGCAATATCTATTAACTCCTGTAATTCTCTGATGTTGGGATGGTCTACTTGCCCATTGTTTCTTATCTTTTTCACTTCTTCGTATGTCATTCGTCTTCCTCTTCCTTTCCCCACTTGTCAAATAAAAATTCTATATCACACATAAAATCCAATATAGTTCTTTTTTCTATGTTTGTAAGATTGTCAAATTCTGTGGCTAACCCCTGCATAATACAATCGTTTATGATACTTATTACTTTACTTGTCTTCATTCCTGCTCACGCTCCTTTCACAATCTCAATAGCTCTGTCATAGGCTTGAGCAATTCCGCCTTCTACTGCCCAATTATTATTATGCCGCTCGCTTAAATTTGTAGCTCTTTCGTGGTGCCAATCAGATAGCTCTCTTAATCGTGCAATCGCCGTGTTTATATCGCACGCCGTTGGTTGATCATCTATAACACGCAAAACCAATTCTTCAATCACAGGTTCTAATTCAATGTCGCAATGTGCTGTTATCCATTCTTTTAAATTGTCAGCGTCTATCAATCTCATTCCCCTACCTCCGTGTTCCAACACTCCGAACTGGTGCAGGATTGCCATGCGTGCGCCGAGTGCGTATCCGTATTCACGGCATGCGCCGCGGCTTTCTTGCCAGCCGTTCATCAGGTAGATGGTGTCACAGTCCGCGAGCTTTTGCATGCAGATTTTCATATAGTCTTCATGGGTTGCAGTGTCCGGCAGGGTGATGTTTGCCGGGTTGAAGATTTCCGGCTCCCAGTCAGATAGTTTTTCGCGTGCTTCTTTTTCTGCTGCGGCGAATTTTTCCTTGTAGTTTTCAATCCCGGTTATGGGACCTGATAGGTAAATTTTCATGGTTTCTCCTTTCCGTACTCTTTCAGGGCTTCCATTGCCATGTCCAGTGCTTCTATTTCCGCCCACAATGCTTTTGATTCGCTACAGTTGGGGTCTAAGCAGCTTAATATTCCGACAGTATTCATTGCTCTTGTGTTTAATATTTTGATTGCCTCTCCTTTGTTCATTCCTGCTCACGCTCCTTTTGTACGTCTTTACTTTTTTTGAACTCCATGTGGTCACAATAATCAGGTTTCAATGATTTCTTCTTATTCCAGTTTGTGCATCCGCTGTAGGAAAATCTGCACCGATTGCATATTTTATAGTTGCTTTGCTTCATCCTTCTTTGTGCCCTTCAGTCCACTTCCGGACGATTTCAGTTGCTTCAAGGGGATGACAAATTTCAAAAACACTACAAGCAATACCCACACCATTGTTGCAATTTGCCAATGGACATATGAAGCAGTCCACCTCTGTGCATTGTTCGCCTGTTCGCCCTAAGCTATCCAACATCCGTCTCTTTTCAACTAAATAATTAAATTCCATCTCTTCTCCTTTCAGGTATTCAACTTTACTTCTTCGTACTTTACTGTCATACTACGCAAACTCTTAATGTCGGCGTAGATGTCCAGTATCTCCTGTTTTACTCTTTCAATAAATTTTTCCGCTTCGCTTGGCGTGTCGTTGATGTTCCAAACTATCATGTCATAGTGCCGAACCATCGCCATCTTTTCACCGTCTACAATATAGTGCAGTCCTTTGATTTTGCTGTCTACTACATAGGCAGTGATGTTTGCCAGCTCCATATCCCAACAATGGTACTTAGGGAATTTATATTGTCTCATTTTTTTACCCACCACTTCATTACATCCTCTCCTGTTTTCCAGTCGCCTTTTTTTTCTGAAGCTTTCAGCATTCGGTCAAACGCTCTTATGTACGCCTGCTTATATTTTGGGTATTTTTCTAATTCTTCTAACCGCTTTGTGCCCATGGGACAACCTATACATCCCAATCGTGTATATCCCTCATCATACAAGCTACAGTAAGGTATGTTGTATGTGTGAATGAACTCCCACACATCGTCGTCTTCCCAATCTATGATAGGGTTAATGATATGCTGCCCTTTTGTCGGGCAAATTCGTACCATTTCTTGATTGTCCGGGTTGTCAGGGTCAAGGCGTATTCGTTTTTTGCTTCCGTTGGCAGCTTCCAAGCCCCCCCTCAGTCTCCGTTTTGCGCTTTCAGCATGTCGTACACCGGTTACGCAAAATCTTCCTTCGCCGCCGCTTTCTTTTAGGTATTCGCAACAGTATCGCACAAGCCGAGTCGGTGGCATTTTCTTTCGTGGAATCAGGTTCCACATTGTTATCCGTGTTCCGTCCTTGTATCGCGGCACATCAAACATTACATCCGGGTACTTTTCCTTGATAAACCTCACCAGTTCCGGCGGGTCTACACTTGTTAAGCTATAATGTGCGTCATACTTGACATTAGCCATATCAGCTAATGCCTTAATTACAACGCTGTCTTTTCCTCCCGAAAAGCATAGGTAATATCCCTCTTCGGGTTCAAACATCTGCAATCGCCTTATCGCAACCTCGACTCTATCGAAGCCGCTCATGTTCAATTGATTAAGCATGTAACACCTCCATGTATTTTTGCGCTTGATATTGCCCATATGTCAGACGCTGCAATCTCGCTTGTTCGTTGATGTCGGGTATATGCGTCTCTCGCTTCGTCGGTTTGTGGAAATTCTCTCGGCATTCATCACAGCAGTATTTTCTGCCCCGCAAGACTTCAAAATCTTTTCCGCAGTTTTTGCATTGTTTAATCATTTTCTGTCTCCTTCCACCGCTGACCGCAGAGCGGGCAAAACGCATAATCGTCCACGCTTCCCGATTCGGCTATCATGCCACGCTTACATCTCGGACAGATGAATCGCCCGCTTTCCTCGACTTCTGGTATCATCACTTCTTGATATTGCATTATTTTCTCTATGTACTTGAACATGTACCGAATCTGATAAATCGTGTCTGCGCCCGATCGCCGCTCACTTGCCCGGCGCAGCTGCTCAAGCCATCTAATCGCGGCCTTTGGTGTTAATTTATTCTTCTTCGGTGTCATAACTTGCTCCGTATAGTATCATCCAATCATCAAATGTCATTGTTACTAGAATACCATGATTATTTCTCTTGTGGAATACCGCCGGAAGTTTGCCCGGCTTCGCGTCTCTCTTGGCTTGCTCCATCCAGTCATAGAGCTGCATTTTCTCTTGTCTTTTCGCTTCGATGTGGATTCCCGGAAGTCCCACAACATCCGCGTCGCCGTTCGCTCCGCAGTACTGCTGACCGCGGCGGCAGTTATAGCCGCGCGCTTTCAGCTCGTTTGCAAGCTCCCTCTCGAACCTCGCGCCTTTGGATTTGCTGTTTATCATCGTTTCCCTCCTCTTGTGAACTATTGAAAAATTCTCAATAGTTGCCGCTTCGCGTTCTTTTTAGTGCGTTATACCTTAAATTAAAAGCCTCTGTGCTTATCTCGCTAAAAGGGTACATCTTCATCTACAGCCGCGAATCCTTCCGGGATAGGCTCATCATATTCCGGGCGTTTTTCCTGTCTGTCGCCCCATTCCAAAAATTCCACTCTGTCAGCCACAACATCCGTTGTGTAGACCGTCCGCCCGTCCTTGTCCTTATAACTTCCGGTCTGTATTCTACCCTGAACGCCTACCAGTCTCCCCTTCGCAAGGAATCTTTCGCAGTTTTCAGCCTGCTTGCCAAAGCATATAACCCTCGGAAAGTCCGCTTGTTTTTCGCCCTCCTTTTTCACGGGTCTATCAATCGCAACGGTAAATGTGCATACCGCCATTTGTGTTCCGGGTGTGTATCTTACTTCCGGATCGCGGGTTAATCTTCCAATCAGTACCACAACATTCATCTCTTTTCTCCTCCTTTAAAATCATCAAATGTCATTTGTTCTGACGGCTTCCATGTGAGCATTTCATTCATCGCTCGTGCATGGAAATTTCGGTCAATTTCAAATCCGTATGCATTCCGGTTGAGTTCGATTGCCGCCCGAAGTGTTGAACCGCTTCCACAGCACGGATC